TGGCGAAACCAGGCCGAAGCCTGGCTAACCATTTTGTGGACATAAATGTCCACTTGAGTTTCGGGTTTTGTGGAGACCCGAAAGAAACCATCGGGGGCCCGGAGGGAGGAAGGAGGGGCACGAAGAATCCTCGAGGCACGTGTCGCATCGGCTAGATGGACACGAAATCTCGCAGGAAGGGGGAGTCCTTCCGGGAAGGGGTAAACCGGGGTGTGCTTCAGCAGCCAAGAAAATGACTGAAGAGCAACCGGTAACGCCCTAGAACGGTAATCGGCGGGGAAGTCTCGGTAGTTATCTACCTGAGCGCCGATGAGTTTAGGAAGCCGGCCACGGAGACGAGAGAAGAAATCGGGTGAAGAGGAATTGGGCCGGGGGACTATGAAGGCGGTCCCACGGGCGAACCAGATTAAAGATGGTCGCCGACGGGGTCGCGCAAGGAAGAAGGTGGAGTTAAGAGTGACGACACGGGGGTGCCGAAGAGTCTTAGAGGACTCTAGCACAAGGCCGCACTCGGGAAGGGTAGTCTGCCAGTGATCTATTTCACTGGGGGTAGACCGGAAAGCAAGATCGTCCCCGTTTATCTTGAGCAATCCGGAATCGGCCAAGCCCCTCGTCCGACGCCAGCCCAGTCCTCGGACCAGGCCGACGAGGTTCGTGAGGCAGAGAAGAGGAAAGGAGAGGAGGTCGCCCATACGTTGACCTGTACGGGCGACAAATTGATCGAGGACCTCTCCATCGGAAGAAAGGAGTTGGGTTAAGGCGGGACCCATAAACCGGATGGCGGCTTCCCAGACAACCGGCGGCACAACCGAGCCGCCCGGGGAGTCGCGTAACACGGAAAGGAGATGGAGGGAGTTACTACCGATAAAATTCTCGGTAGACGCCTTGTAATCGGCGGAGCAAAACTCCTCCCCCTTCAAAGGGGTCATTCCGTCAAGGGACGCGGAGGTGGCAGGTCCACGTAAGACGGCTCCCGTTCGTACTAGCGCCGAATAAAGCGCTGTATGAAGCGGCCGAAGAACCAAGGCCGCTGAGGTCGCTTTTGTGATGAGGCGCAACTTGCCATCATCAGTGAGAGCTTTGAACTCACGAGGGTTGTCGGGGAATTGAAAGAGGTCCCAGATTGCTGGGACCTCCTCCCCGTGGACGGTAAAACGCAGGAAATCTTCCCGCGAGTAGAGGGGATTCCCCGGAGTCGCATCTATAGACGACTTCAGGGAAGGTACCGCAAGCAAGCACTCAGAAAAATAAGTGCGAGCCCAATTTCGTGGAAGAAGATTTCGGACGGTTTGCCTTGCGGAGTGGACAAAACCGGGGGTGGGGGAAGCTGGATGTGGTGAGAGCTTGGCCTTATAAGCCTCCCACGCACGTCTCTTGGCGGTCTTACTAGTGTCACCCACCAGAACCTTTCGGAACTGGAAAATGGTGGCCGCACAAGAGACTTCCAACTTGGTAGGGAATGGACGCGTTGATAAAAAGGAGAGACCGTCAACGCAGTCGGCTTTGGAGGGGGCGGAGTGAGGAAGGTAGTGATTGGGGAGAGAGGCGTTATGAAACGCCTCAACGGTTCGGCGGACTCGTTGCCAGGCAACGGACGTCGGATCAGTTTCCGATCGGGTTTCGCAATGCTTTGCGTTATGGCCAGAGTTTTCCATCTCTGATTGTATTGCCATGACAGGGTTCTCCTGAACCCAGAAGTGGCGAGCTTTTAACGAGGCTCAAAGCGATCTCGATAAGTTCCGTATATTTCGCTTAAACGGGACATGATCTTTTCCAGCG